TATTTCCGCGGGGACTATCCTTCGCCCCATTCTCCAGCCGTGCGCAGGCCGAATTATCACACTTTTATCTTTATATGCTAGAAATTTGCCAAGAATTACAGCTCTGTAAATATATCCTCTTATCATTTTATTCACCTTGTTTTATTAGCAACTGTTTCAAAATTTGCAACAGTTGAAAATCTATTCTGTATTTGTTACTCTCTTCATAATGCTCCCATTCGCAAATATCTTCTCCACCTAATTTTCTATAAGCTTCTAACTGCGCATCATCCGAGACGTACTTAAAAAAACCTTCTTTGTCAGTATAATAAAATGGAGTAAAAAAATGTTGGTTTTCTATGTACTCCCCTGTTATTTTTTTAAACTCTTTATGCCAATCGTCTAGTGTTATGCTCATATTTTCACCTTTCTACTATTTTACATCGAGTCGCCATTTTCACTTAAATAATGATAGTTATTTTCAATTCCGCTTCTTTCTAAGAAGCTAATAAGATCATCAATATCAATATTCTCGCACGCAAAATCCTGCGCGCATCTATCATTCCAAAAACACTCAGAAGAGTGTGGAATAGACGCTCTATGCGCTTCATCTTCATTGCCTGATAGCTGAATCAAAAAGCTATCATTGATGACTACGTTTGCCGAATACTCAATTTTTTCTTCATAATCGCCGTCTTCGCTTGTTTGTATTTTTTGTGCGTACTCAAAAAACTGTATATGTGTTACTTTAGCTTCGTCTAGATTTATCATTTTATTCACCTTTTGTTTGTCTATGTAGTAATAATAGCACCCGTGCGCACATAGTCAAGCAAATATTGCAACTTTTTTACAAAATGTTATACTTATCTAGAGGTATCTAAATTATGAACAAATTCATTATAATACTGTGCGCATGTACAGCCTTCTTGTCAGTAGATAAAGCTATTGCAGAAACGAAAATAACGCCATATTTCAGCTTGGGAGCGTATCATCGCGATTGCGCGCTAACGTCTGAATATATATGCGCGATTGGTAGTGATACGCCTGGGACGATAGATTTTGGGTTTAGAATAGAGCTAAAAAATAGCTGGATAGATGAGATAGACTTAGGCTGGCACCATCAGAGTTATGCAGATTTTGGCGTGCCGTTCAACGACCACGACGAAACACAGATTGATATGTACGGAATTAAGCTGACGTGGTTTATAGAAAGTTGGTCATTCAAGCTCTAGAAAAACGAATGGACCCAGTGATCACACTGAAGCCCAGACGCCGATTGGGAACCCCCGATCCAGCTTACTATTTAAAAAACGACCCGATATCGTCGCGCTTGATAACGTCGTGATCAACTAAGTACTTTTCGTAGTCTTCGCCCATCTGCCAAAGTATAAGAGCGTTCGCAATCGCCTGCGTCTCAAACGCCATTTTGTCGACTTGCGTTTCGCCCTGATTATCTTTGAACTCAGCATCTTCTAGTCCGTGTAATCTTAGCAGTCTGTTTATCGGCTCGATTAGATAATCGCTTTGGAGTGAAGAGATTGTTTGTTTTAAAACTTGTCGCTCGCCTTCTCCCGTGCTGTTCATCCCTTTTGCGCTTTCTCCAACAAGCCATGACAGCGGCAAGCCTGTCACCATCGCCAATCGGCGAAGCGTTATCATATCAGACTCAGCTAAATTTGATAGCGCTTGCGAGACAGACTCAATAATATCATCTTGATCTAGAATTCCGGCGCCGTAAACCGAGCGCAAGTTTTCTATTGCTGAAAAATATTCTAGAACGTGTGACTCTCGCTTCTCAGCAAGCAGCTGTCGAAAGCCCTTGACTTTGTAAAACATTGTTGATGACTTTTCTAACACTGCTGGAACTGCTCTTTGAAGTACGCCGTCTGCGATTAGTTCGTTATAGATAAGCTCAAACTCGCTAATGCCGCCATAGTTGTAATATGGCGCCTCGAGCTCTACAGGCTCAACATATTTGAAATCAACTACGCGCGATGGATGAATTGAAACGCTGCGCACGTTGTACGAAATCGGTTTTAAATAATTCGGGCTTGATAAGTCTATATTTGCAGATTGCACGTTCACCATATCGCCACTGAAGACGTGATACTTTACGCCTTTTCGCGAGCTTGCATCTTTTGGCAGCGGCATGGATAGGTCTGCCCCGCTCTCATGTATGACGATAATTGAGCGGCCAAAGCCCAGCATGAACTTTACTGCTTTTTTAACGTGCGCTTGCAGCGCAGCGTTATAGAATGCTTTTTCTTTTTCCGATTTGAATTGCAGCGTGTCATCAATCGCAATCCCGCTCTTTAGTCGTATTATCTTAGATCCAACGCCGCTTTTATATATCGCCCTTAACTCTTCCTGAGAAACTGTGCTTTGCGTAAATGCATTTGTCGCTTGCGCATTGCGACTGTTCGCCATCGAACGCGTTAGGCTTTTTATGTTATCAAAGAATCCGGCGCCGCTATCCACTGGCTTTTGACTAAATATCTTGAAATTATCTAGAAAACTTTTCATTATACGTACTCACATTGCGACAATAGATAATATTACACTACTGTGCTGTAGTCAAAAATGCCACCGCTCATAAGCGGCTGTAGCGCATAGCGCAACGCGTCTATATAGTGATTATTTGCGTCGACAACGTCCGCCAGTATGTCGCCGCTAAGTCTGTCAACTTTGTAGCTGTACCGCTGGAATTCCCTAAGAGTCTCAACGCATCTTGAGTGCACAACAACCTCACCATAACTCTTAATGTGCTCGATGCCATCCTCAACGCTGCCCTTGCCTTTCTTGACCGCTTCGATGCGAGGTATGCCGGTGCGCGATAGCAGCTCGATAGTTTCTGGCCTTGCGCTATCCGCGCGCGCCGCGTACTTAGAAAAGTCTGGTATGCGCTCGCGTATGTAGTTTGCTGTTTCATCTAGCGTTAGGCCGACCTTCCCGCATTCGTACTCTATGTACAACCTTTTCTCATAAACCCAGCACCTGATTGCGGCGGTTGGGTCTACAGAGAATCCAAAGTCAATGCCTTGGTATGGTCCGCTCCAAAGCTTTGGGTGCGGCGTGAATTCAGCTATTCGATAATTTCTAAATACTTGCGCCTCGCTGCGCTCTAGATATGCGCCAAGCCAGATGTGATTGTACTCTTCCGGTGATTTCGTGTTGTATGCGTGTATTCTTTTTTTTTCAAGCGTGCTCGGGAACCAAGGGTTGTCGTTATAGTTCATCTGCACAATCATCGCCTCGGGCGGGCAATTCTGTATAAACATCTTATCAACAGGGCTGCCGCGCAACTTTGGATTCCATACAACCCATGTCTCGCAACCCTCGTTTCTGATAGTTGGGTCTAAGTCGTCCCAGCTTCGTTGACTGATGTCTTCTGCTTCTTCAACAATACAGATATCTATTTTTGATATCGAGCGCACACTGTTTTGTAATCCGCGAAACAAAAACTCTGTGCCGTTCTTTCCCCGCAAATAATCAACGCCGACATCGTAGTGTGCTGCAAGCCATGGGTTCTCTTGAATTGCGCTTTTAAGCTCTGCGTGAAAAGATTCTTTTATTGCTACTTGATACTCTCTGACGCACAAGAACCTAAGTCTTTCAGCGAATCCAAAAACAAGCGCCATTAACGCAAATGATCTTGACTTTCCACTACCCCTCCCGCCGCGCGCCCCACGGTACATTAGCTCGCCGCGCTTTGGCGTAAAAAGCTTTACAAGTTTTGGTGGCAGTTCAATCTTTACTGTTGACATTTTGCGGCGCTACTATCTCTATTCGTGTAGGAGACATTGTGCCATCTGTTGATGTGTGGTCATTCTCGACACGCTGTGCAAACTCATTCCTGCACTTTCTCTCAAGATACCATCGTGCGTTTTGAGGGTCTCCGAGGTTGTCTACTATTGTTTTTTTAGCCTTCAGAATCGGGTTATTTTTCAACCTGTCAAATTCCTCCGCCAGTTTTTCGTCTTCATTTCGCCAAACATACAGTGTTGCCGTGCATATTCCCGCGTGCTTACAGGCCTCTTCATCAGTTGCGCCAATGCTAAACGCTTGCTTTAGTAGCGTAATTACCTCTAGAGTTTTTTTAAGCTTTTTTTGCGCACCCGTAGGATTATTTTTTGATGGTCTAGCCATAATTTTCCTTGCTATTTACATAGTATTATCTATAATTAGTTTACATAATAAAACAATTGAGGTCAACTATATGTTAAAAACGATAACTCTCGAAGGCTGCGGCATTGCTGGATGCAAGTATATATACGCTCCAAAAGGACAGGCGGGTGAGTATGCTGAGCTTGCAACAAATCCATACAGAGGATGCGGACATGGTTGCGCATATTGCTACGTCCCAAATGTTATAAGAATGGACAGGCGCGAATTTAATACAGTAGCAAATCTTCGCGCGGGATATCTG